TTGGCTTCTTCTGGGGTAGTAGAGTCAGCAGGTGGTAGATTAAATAGCGATTCTAGTTTTTGTGTCATGCATGTATTTACCGCTTCTGATTCTTGAAGATATCAAATTCTGTAACTACTCTGAACCGCATACCGTTGGCTCGTGCCCAGCTGTCAGCTGCCGCCCATTTTGCCATGTTCATTGCTACCATGAGTTTATCACGGTAGCTCTTGGCTGATTCCATGGTGGCTTCTTTGCTGGGTTTAATTTCTACCAGTTCAGTATGTTGGCGCTGGTTTGCATCCACATACACCACGATAAAATCCGGAACATATACTGTTTGTTTTCCGCTAACCGGATTAAAGTAAGGAATTTTTACTCCTTCACTGACCCAATTTATCACGGCTGGATTGTTATCACAAAAGCTCATAAAGGTAAATTCCCAACTGCTACGATAGCTAGGTAGACGTTTACCCATGTATTTTTCTGGGTTCTTTACCTGATATTTACCGCTGGCGTATTTGCTCATGTTATGCTAGGATCGTACGCTGGACGTATTTGTTGACTGGGGGACTATTAGTGATACCTAATAAGCTGGTATTCACACGATTTTGATTTAGCAATACTGTTAGGAAAGGAGTGATCTCATCTTGCTCTTCTGTGTAGGATATATAGAAATAATTGTATTCAAACTGTCCGTTGCCTAGGCTGACTGTTTCTTGTTTGTAATTAGCCACAGCCTCAATTTGAATAGCTTGATCTAGATAGGTTTTAACTATATTATCATCTGGATTTTCTAGTCCTGAAGGTACTGTGTATTCTAATGTACCTATGCTGGCTGTATCAATATATGATTCCAAGGTTAAATTTCCTACATTGCCACCTATAGGTGAACTATTCGCAGCTAGGAAAGGCATTCCGGGTGCTACATAAACAGGTGTGGCGGGGATTACTACATCTTCCAGCACAGGTATTCCGCTGAGGATCGCATCACGCTGTGTTGCTATAGTATCTGCATTGAATGTTGGATTAGCAAAACTAGTTTGTATGACTAATGGTTGCTGTATAGATATCTCTGCATAATAAGATCTATAGAATATTTTCTTTGAGGATACATAAAATAATTGACCTACTGGGTATTCGTTTTTATCAACAACTATCTGGTCATAGCTGGTATAGCTATCGATCACGGATGAGTTTGGAATAGGTGTTTTGACTTCTATCCTGCGCCCTGCTTTTAGTTTTCTAAATTCATCCACTAGACTCATGGGATCTAAGCCTTGACTAAGTGCAGTATATATCACCGTGGCTGCGAGGGCCTTTCCAGAATCTACATCACCTGTGACAGATTGGAAATAACCTATGACTGCGTCATTGATATTTGGACTGGTGGTAAACCTATCTGAGAAATAATTATTAAAATATTCCGTAGTAGAATTTACATTATCGCTTTTGGGAAGATTGCCATTGAGTGCCATATGTGATCCTTAGCCTATGATGCGTCCCTGATTGCTGCTAGGAATCTGCGCATTTTGACTATTGATATCAGAGCCAATACTGCCTCCTGGCAAACCAGAAACAGCTTTAGCTATGCCTTGATTGATCGATCCTGCCGTGGGTACGAATACAGTGCTGAGAGGATTTCGTCCTGTGAGTATATTCTTACCAAGTTGGATCAATTCAGGTCCAGCTATTTTTTTAATATCTTGATTTTTGAAGTTATTGGCTGTGCGGAATCCGCCTAGAGCCGCGCCAATGAAATTACCATTTTGTAAATTAGTAATCACATCGCTACCACCTTCTACTAGCCCGCCTGGACCTAAGATACTAGTAGTGCCACCGCCTAACGAAGTAAGTGGGCTAGGGCTGTGATCATAGTGTATCTCAGAGAATCCTATCACAGTACCATTGCTGACTTGACCTGTTGCATACTGCACAGCTTCATAAGCCACGGTCATAGTATGTTCCATTGGTACATATTCTCCTGCTTGATGTTGTCCATGTTGGAAGCTGGTGATAGTCGGGCGGAGAAGTGTATAACTGCTGAATTCTTTCTGATGTAGACTATAGATCCTAATAGCATTGATGTATGGTTGTGTGCCTTGATCACTTAAAGGTGTATATCCCCAACTCTGTGCTTGTCGTTTTTTATATTTGTGGTCCTGAGCATATATGGGTTCCTGATGATCAGCATCTCTGTAATAGTAAGAATAATATCCATACCAAAAATTACGTACCACATCAGCAGAATCATCGTGGAATGTGATAGTCAACGGATCATAGTTAATTTTTTCTTGTGCTATGTTTTTTCGATTATAGGCATTATAGGTTTTAGTTGAAACAGAAAATTTAGGCAGTGCCACGCTTTTGGCCATGATACCTATTTCAATCTGTTCGTTGACTGCTACTTGAGATACTACAGGATTAAGATCCATAAACACGTGATATACCGTGCCTATCTTAGGACTTAGTCTATATAAGCTGTCGACAAATGTACGTGAGGCATGTTGCCAATCGCGTATCTCATCACCGGTAGCTACTTGTTTTAAGAACTGATTAAAGAATCCAGCCATATGTCTGTCCTGTTTATATTATTTATCGTCAAAAAAAAGCCCGGATTTAGACCGGGCTTTGTAAATTTTCGTCTGGATTAACCAGTTATAGCGCCAGCTGGTAATCCAGCTATTCTACCTACTGCTGTACCAAGTCCTGTACCAATTGGAGTTTGGATAGCATTGTCATAACGGATAGTTAGAGCGATAGTCATTGGTTCGTTAGTAGCATAGTTAGCATCAGCATAATCTGTATTTGATAGATAACAACCATATAATTCCCAAGTTTCAAGCACTGTAGGTTCGCTTGCACCATTTCCGCCGTCTAATACTTCAAATCTAGTGAGGAATTTATAGTCGATACCAGAACTTGCTGAAGCTTGTTCCATGAAGTCAAATTGTTTCTGTAGCTGTTCGCCAACACGTTTAGCCACTTCACCACCTGCATCATCACGTAGGGTAGTAGTAACAGGTTCCCAAGTTGGTTTGCCAGCTAGATAAACCTTGCTGTTATAGATAGGAATAATCATTTCTTCAAAAGATAATGTTGGTCTCTTGAAATCCATTACCTGTTTGGTCAACTCAGTGGTCGGTTGGCTAACACCAAAATTCTCAAATGTCACGCGGAAGCGGAACTTGAGTTTAGGCATCAACAAGCCTTGGCTTGTTGCACTTTGGTTAGTACTCAGAGGTACCGTAAATTTACTTAATGATGATGTTGCCATCTTATTTTCCTTTTAATACTTTATAGTATTTAGCTATTTTTCAATTGAGTCATGGGAGCGTTGCCACTCCCATTAACTACGTATATTATGCTATTGTTAAACTAGCACCAGTGTTGACAATCCTCACTGGAATGTAAACAAACTCGATCGCTTTAACTGGTTTGATAGCAATATCAACATACAATTCATTGCGATCAATACGATCTGGTGTGTTGTTTGTTGTATCACAGACTACCAAGTAGTCATATAAACCACGTTTAGCAACTAGGTCATTTAGCACATTTTCAAATGCTGATTTAACTTGATTACGTGTGATTGTATCATTTGGTTCAAATATAAACGGACGAGCGACTTTGTCTAATACTAGACGTAAGTAAGCCACTAGTCTTGACACATTAATACGATCCATCGCTGATGTCTGTGCAGCACGGGTCTTTTGACCGTATGCCACTAGACCAACACCTGGAAGAACGGTTAATGGGTTAACATTGTCAGCATATAATACATCGCGTAGACCAACTGTTACACCAATTGATTTGAAAACATTGTTATCAGTCACATCAATAAACCCAATGCTAGTTGCATTGTCGATCAAACCACGACGCACACCTGCTGGAGCGAACCAAGGGAAGCTGATATTGTCTGAACGTATGATAGTTCGCAACATCATATGGCTTGGCGGAACAACAACACTCTCACCTGCTAGGTCAGTGCCAAAACCACTTGGATAATAAACACCTAGGTATTCACTACGGCTGACTAGTCCTTTTTCGCCATTGTCTAATGCTAGGTTAGTGTTTTGTATATATGGTTGGACAGCGGCTGAGTTGAGTGACAATGGAGTATCACCAATGATAAACGCTGTTTGTTTACGATCATTGTTTAGGGTGATCATGTTTTGTATCAGCTCAGGATATCCTGGACAAGCTATGAGATTAAACTGTGTTTGTTCTTCACGTAATGCTGTTGACGCTGTTATCGTTGCTTTAAGTGCTTCAACCACAACATTACGTTGTGCTTTATGACCAAAGAATGGAACATCGTCGGAATCATTACCGCTTGAACTTACCCATGCAGCGACTACTGAAGCTGGAGTTGGGTCATCATTAAGTGCTAGACTTTCAAAACGTTTAACATTATAACCACTGCGACGTGTGTTGAACAACAGTGTTCCACGTGCATATAGTTGATAGTTAGGACAATCAAAATCAATGTAATCACTGGTTAATAGATCTGTGATTGCTGGAATATCATCAACTACAGGATCTGTAGTACCATTTGGTGCCCATCGTGCATCAGCGAATAATATACCATCTGTCGTTACCTGATCAGTGTTGTCAATCAATTCAAACGCTGTACCGTTGTAGCGATAGATCTTTGGATAATTTTCTAAATCACCAGTATCAATCCATAGATCACCCGCGGCTAATTGCCCACCACCACTTTGTTCTGTGGGTTCAGAAGCTGAAAGGATCGGACCAGTCGGATCAGTATTTGATAAGTCAAAACCACGTGCATCATTTACAACGTTTTGATAACCTTTCCAACCACTACCATCGTTTATCAAGATGTCTACTTCAAGTGGAGTGTTATAATACCATAGAGTGTCGTTTGCTGGATTACTAAATGGCGCTGTTGTTGAAAATGTATATGTCAATGCTTTGAATGGACTAGCACGATATACGCTACCTGCTGTTAGTTCCTGTATCTGATTGTCTGTGATTATACCAGTCGTAGTCAATGGAGTACCAGTGACATAGGTAAACTGGATAGTACCACCTGCTAGATGTGTGATGCTGATAGCACCATTTGTTTCGATCGCTGCTACTACGTTAGCTAGGCTAGCGCTAAGAATATTAGCTACCAACGATGCTGCTGTGGTTCCAGTAAGTGTGATCGTTGCACTAGAAGTAGAAGCTGATCCAGGAACACTAACAGTCATGGTAAAACTATGGCCTATAGTATATACAGCACTACCACCTGCAACCGTACCTGTGACTTTTACTAAACCTGCTACGCTCTTGCGATAAAGTTTAAATGTAGCTGTTGTGGTAGCCAATGTATCATATTGTACATACAGCGTACCAA